TCAGTCGGTCGCTAATGAGGCGATGATGAACACGTTCAGTAACCTGGTGGATGAGGGTTATTGTCCTACGCTTGAGTGTGAGAACGGCTCTCTTGTTCTGTGGACGGAGGATGCTTCGTGTGAGGCTGTTCTTTTTATGAATAGGAAGCGGACGGGTTTCGGCGAGCACGTGTTTTCGGTTGAGGTGGTTCAGGGCGAGGGTGAGAGTTATCTGGCTGAGATGGTGGCTGATGAGATGGTGAATATTGTTAAGGAGATGGCAAAGTGATTTGGAATTTCTTTGATTCGTGTGATAAGGCATGTAATTTCCTGCTCTGGTGGAACGTTGTTCTGACTCTCGCTATTGCTTTCCTTATCGGATTTATGTGGTAGAGATGTTCAGATCACGGAATGAGGAGTTCATCGTCCTCGACGATGGGGAGGAGTTGTTTAGGTCATGGTCGTTCGTTGCGACGGTGCGGTTCCTGGAACTGGTGAATTGCGATCACAGGTTGGAGAGGTTGGGAACGGCGATAGATCGGGCGTACAGTCAGTTCAGGTCGCCGCTGGAAAAGTTGGAGGTGATTATCAATATCCGGGAACTGTGATTACCGTATACATCGGAAACAAAATGGTGTATGCCGGCGATTCCGTTGACAACGCTGTAGATAGAATCTGTTTACCAGGAGGGATTGAGTATGAACTGTGGACTCTCAGAGAAGGAGATTAGGGAGCATGAGGGACCGCTCTGGTCGGGAAACCTTGTGATTGAGAAGGTTGAGGGTCGCTGGGTGCCTGGAGGGTGTCCTGCTAGGGTGACCGATAGGCAGGTGTTTGCGTTGCAGTATGGTATGTCTGCTAGGAGGTTGGTTGAGAAGTTCGGTCACATTGAGGATCATCCGAGGAAGCGGTCATGGCTCAACAGTTGAATGAGACTCTAGTCCCGAATATCTCTTACTGGTTGGCGATTGATGAGCAACTCGACCCTCATAAGTTCAGGGTTATCAGTTATTCAACCGTGTCTGAGACGTTCTATACATGTGAATATGGGACCGTCTCGTATAGGGTTGACATTAACGCTACGGTAGTTAGTTTCAAGCCTAATGGACGTCAACCTACTACCGTTATCTACGGTTACGATGAGAAACCCTCCGAGCAGGAGATGCTTTCTCTGCTAGTTTTCTGGACCGCTAAACCCTTGTTCCTAGCGGTACCAGCACCAACAGAAACCGAGGAACAAGACAATCAAGAACCGCTCTTCTAGGAGGAAGACCAAATGAGCACCGAGATTACTACCAGCACCGCCGCTAACCCGCTTGCCGGAATGTCCGCCACTAACGGTATTTTCACTACCGTTAAGGGCGACGACTTCGAGACGAAGGCGAAGATTTTCAACGCCGTCAACGACGCGAAGCCGGTTTCCGACCTTTCCGGTAAGCCGTTCGAGATCGCGGACCTGGTGATCGAGTCCACAGAGTTCGTCAACGAGAAGACCGGCGAGATCGAGCCCGCCGTGCGGACCATCTTCATCACCCCCTCAGGAGACGCCTACCAGGCGTTCTCAGGGCCGATCTTCAACGCCGCCAAGCGCATCCTCACCCTCCTGGGAGAGCCCTCCCAGTGGCCCGCTCCGCTCAAGGTGCGGGTGACTGAGGAGGGGAGCGGCAAGAACCGCTTCTACAAGTTGACCCTGGTCTGACACCGCCTAGCCGCTGCCTGCTAGAGTCCTCCCCGTCCTCCATAGGGAGGGCGGGGAGGATTTATCATGAGGTACAGCAAAGAGGAACTAGCGTCGCTTCGTAAGGCTGCGATGAAGTCTGAGTCACTGGTGACCAGGAAGATCAAGCGTATGGCGAAAGGTGACTACGGCATCGACATTAGCGGGATGGAGTATGACCCTCGCGTGGGTAAGGAAACCATTTCCCGAATGTCCGGTGACCTACTCAAGAAACTACTTGAGAAGCAAGCCTATTTCCGTAAGGCGAGTGTCGGTTATTATAAGGGCGCTCGCGGTACGATTGTCACCCGGCAGTCGTACCGCAACTACGTGAACTCCGTGAGGAAGATCAACAATAACGTTGACGCCGAACAGGCCAAGTATCAGGACGTGTTTATCAAGCCGCTGGGAATGACGGTCAAGGAACGGCGCGCGATGATGACGCCAACTCACCCCGTGCACGGTACCGAAGCGTATGACGGTATGAAGAAACTCAAGATCTACTCCCCCACTCAACTCATGGGCACGGAGGGCGCGAAGATGATCGCGCTTCGTAATGACGATATTCGACGTCAGTACACGAGTAGGGAAATTGTGTCTAAGGCCCGGGGATATATGAATGCCATGATGGATATCATCGGGGATGAGGAGTTGCGCGTCAAGTTCAACTCTCTGTCCGATGAGCAGTTCTGGTTTATCTGGGCATACACAGATTTCCCGAACGAGTTGGCGCTCAAGTATGACGCCATGATGATGCAGATGAGGGTTCTTGACGGGTCTAACCAACTCTCAGATGGGATGATTGATTCTGCGATGGAGCGTGGCGAGCAATCCATCGGCAGGGCAATGGAGTATTACAAGTATGCCAAGACACTCGATATCTAACGCTAGGTGCGCAGATTTCGAGACGACGACTAACCCCCTTGACTGTCGTGTGTGGTCATGGGGAAGCATGGCGGTCAACGACTATGAGGACTATGAGGTCGGGTTAGGGGTTGGCGCCTATGTCGCATATCTCCTTTCTGCGCCTAATGTGACGTTCTTCCACAATCTCGCGTTCGACGGTTTATTCATTATCGACCATATTCTGAAAAACGGATATAAATGGGTAGCCGACAAGCCGGGAAAAGGCGAGTTCTCCACGGTCATTAGCAATATGAACAAGTTCTACTCCATCACCATCATCTCAAAGGATGGGGTTAAGGCGGAACTGAGAGACTCACTCAAGAAAATTCCACTACCCGTCAGGGACGTGCCTAAGGCATTCAACCTTGAGTCTGTTAAGGGAGAGATCGACTATGAGGCGGAACGTCCTATCGGCTACCTGCCCACGGAAGACGAATGGAAATACCTGTACAACGATATCTACATCATGGCTCAAGCCATGCGCGTAGTTCTCGCAAGCGGAATGACCAAACTAACCGTTGGAGCCGATTCGCTTGCTGAGTTCAAGTCTCTACACGGGAAAGGTTTCAGCAGGACGTTCCCAACTCTGTCGAAGACAGTAGATGACGATATCAGAGCGGCATACAGAGGAGGTATTGCAATGCCGTCAAAGAAATGGGTAAGGAAGCGGACGGGCCCAGGGATCGTTATTGACAAGAACTCGATGTATCCGTGGGTGATGAGGACTAAGCCGCTCCCCTATGGGAGGCCATGGTGGTCTGAGAGCGAGGACCCTGATGCCGACCTGTACACAATCTCGATAACGTTCACTGCAAAACTCAAGCCGGGACACTTGCCCTGCATTCAACTCAAGCGTTCACTACAGTTCAATGCCAACGAGTTCCTTGAGTCGGTACCGGAACCTACAACGGTCACTATTACGTCTATTGACCTTGAGTTGTGGATGCAGCAGTACGACATAACGATTTACTCGATTAGCGGTTGCTGGAATTTTAAAGCGACAGAGGGACTGTTTAACGATTACATTGATAAGTGGATGGCCGTGAAAGCAAATAGCACTGGAGGAGCAAGGACCATTGCTAAACTACACCTTAACTCGTTGTACGGAAAGTTTGCCAAGAACACCGACGTCACCGGCAAGCGCCCATACCTCGATGAGAACGGGACCGTTCAACTCACAATGTGCGATCACGAGGAGAGCAACCCCGTATACACGGCCATGGGCGCGTTCATCACGGCCTACGCTCGGCAGGACCTCATTAACAGCGCTCAAGCGAACTACGATCGGTTCCTGTACTGCGACACGGACTCCCTGCACCTCCTAGGCCACGAGGAGCCGGACCTGTACCTACATCCCACGGAACTGGGTGCCTGGAAGGTGGAGCATGACGGTCAGCCGTTCGATGACGCCGTGTTCCTGCGAGCGAAGCAGTACTGCGAGAGGTTCGGCGATCATGACGATGTTCACATTGCAGGATTACCGGCTGAGATTGCCGCTCAAGTTCGATTGGAGGACATGTTGACACCTCGAACCTGGGGCGGTAAACTCATTCCCAAGCGGGTACCCGGTGGTGTGGTACTTGCGAGCACATCATTCACACTCAAGTAGAGGAGAAACTGAAATGGCACGCGTCAAGGCTGGACACAAGAACCTGACTGTTACCGTCACCGAGGAGATCGCCGCCGCTCTCGATGAGGCTCACTGGACCCTGCGTCGTGAGGTTCCCGAGATTCTGACGGAGATTGTCACCAAGGGCGTGGAGGAGATTAAGGCGAGCACTGGCAAGTGACCGGGATGTCACCGGCTGAAACCGCTCGGTACTTGATGGGCTGACACCTCCTAGGGCTGTCTGGTCTCTCTCCGCAGTGATATGGTGGGTACGTAAGTACCCACCATATCTTTTGTGCACGGAAAGGAAGATCAATGGGGTTTCTTGATGATATTGGGGGTAAGTTCGGGGCTGCCCTCAGTGGTTTGGGGGAGATTCTCGGGGCGGACCATTCCGACACGCTCGATAATCTCTCGAACATCTGGAACGAGATGACCGATTTTGCAGGCGGTTTTGATTCCAAGATGACCGATCTTAATTCGATGCTTGAGGAGAAGGAGAAGATGATCTCTGACCTCAAGGGCAAGAACTATGACCTGCTCATGGCACAGCCTGGCAGTGACCCCAGCGATGCTGCGAGTAAGATGCCGGGTGAGGATGGTGCGGCCGATTATGATGGCGTCACGTTCGATGACCTCATTTCCACTAGCGACTCTGACGATGAGGAGAAGAAGTAATGGCACGCCGGTATTACGGTAAGGTTCGCAACGCGGATAACGTCAATATTCTTAACGCTATTCGCAATGATGCTTCGCTTGACTACCATAAGCGAATTCCTGCTGCGACTAAGGGTAATGTGGCTGACGTTGCTGATGCGATTTTCAGTTTCCGTCCCCACAAGAACGAGTTCATCGAGTCTCTTATTAACCGTATTGGGCTCGTGTACGCTCGCAACTCGATCTGGTACAACCCCCTGAGTGAACTCAAGCGCGGTGCCCTTGAGTTCGGTGACACCATCGAGGAGATTCAGGTCGGTATCGTCAAGGCTAATCACTACAGCCATGACCGCGACTATCTTGAGCGTGACATCTTTGCTCGCGCTGACCTTGATATCGCTACCGCTTTCCACACTGTGGACCGTGAGGACTTTTACAAGATCACGATTGACGATAACACGCTCAAGCGCGCTTTCCTCGATCCTTCCGGGCTCGACCAGTTGACGCAGCAGATCATGTCCTCCCCCACCACGGCGGACAACTGGGACGAGTACCTCATGATGAGTGCTCTCTTCCGGGTAATGGATAACAAGTATCCGATGTTCAACGTCAATGTTCCCGACGTTGCCAAGATGGACTCCACTGAGCCTCAGGCGCGTTCTCTGCTGCGTAAGATTCGGGCCACGGCGGGTAACATGCAGTTCCTCAGCACGCGCTTCAATGGCGCTAAGATGCCGATTGCGGCTAAGCCTGAGGACCTCATCCTGTTCGCCACCCCTGAGGTCAAGTCGGGCCTTGACGTGAACGCGCTGGCCGTCCTGTTCAACGTTTCCTACGCTGACGTTCCGTCTCGTATTATCGAGATTCGTCAGGAGGATATTGCGATGAATGGTGTTCAGGCTTTCCTGACCACCAAGGATTTCTTCGTCATCGCGGATACGTCCCTTGAGACCACGAGTGAGTTCAATCCGATTTCTCGGCAGACTAACTTCTTCCTCCACCACTGGGAGATTATCTCCGCTTCCCCGTTCGCGCCTATTGTCAAGTTCTCTACCGCGCCCGATACCGCTCGGGACTCGATTGAGATTGCGCCCACTGTTGCTATTGACCGGCTCCAGTTCGTGATTGACTCTAGCGAGCAGGACGTGCGTAACGTGGATAAGGCCAGTGCCCGAATGGTCAAGGGTGGTACGGCTCAGTTGGAAGCTGTTCTGACGGGGCTCAAGGCCGGTCAGGAGGACATTGAGTTCACCGAGCAGTGGTCTATCGAGGGCAACAAGGACACTAGTACTCGTATCGACAATGATGGGCTTATCTACCTGAGTCCGAGTGAGACCAGTCAACTGATCGTTGCACGCGTCAAGGTGTCTTGGATTGACCCGTCTACCGGGAAGTATGTCAATAAGACTCAGCAGTTAAGCATCGTCCCCAAGGATAATGTGGCTGGCCTGAACGGCTGACCCTCTCCTATACTGATGGGCACCGTCCTCCTGGGCGGTGCCCATTTCAGTTTGGAGGAGATATGCCGACCGTTAATTCACTTCCCAATGGCGCCTCATTCGGTACTCAGTTCGATTATTCAGTGTGGGGACCCGGCACTGAGGTTACTTTGTGTAATGTGCCGTGGGACTCGATGTACAGGGACGTGTATTGGTTTGACGGTACAGCGGAGACGATTAAGTACATTCAGGACTATAACCGAAACCGTAATATCCCCACTATTTCGATCAATCACCTCACTTACTGTGCGCAGAATGTGCCGGTGAGAGTTAATATTCCGTTCAGTGAGGCCAATACTTTCAACTACCTCATTGTCCAGAATGACGCGTTTCCGATTTCCCAGGAGAATCGGGCTACAACGTTTTTCTACTTCATTCACACAGTGGACTATGTAGCCCCTGAGACCACTCAGTTAACCGTTTCTCTTGATGTATGGCAGACGTACCACAATCGAGTCAAGTTCCGGTCAGCATATATCGAGCGGTCACACTGTCTTGAGCAGAGCGCCAAGGAACTGAGGGAGCACTGGAATTTCGATTACTTTAAGACGCATGCCCGTTTCTGGCTAAAACAGCCTGAGAGTTTCTCGCTTGGTGAGCGACAGACTATTTATCGGAGTTGGTTCGGTAATCTTGTGACCGGAAAAGTCAACGACTTTAACCGGCAATTCGACTATGTAGCGATCATTATTTCTACCACTAACCTTAACGCCGATTTCGGGACTACCGGCAACCCTTCAATGTATGCGGCTACTGGCGCTAATGTTATTAGCACCGTACCTCACTTGGACGCATCGTCACTAAAACAATCAATTTCCCTCATTTCCGGTGCGTCATACTATATGTGCTCATTGACCGATCTTCCTAAGATTATGAAGGAACTGAGTGACGCTCCGTGGGTATCGCAGGGGATTCAAGATATCTACTACGTCCCCGCCAGCGTTGTTAGTGGAGAGACTATTACCGGTAAATTGGGCAACTTCGGATTGAAGCGTATAACACACAGTTCTAACTTTCAGAATGTTGAAGTCGCATACGACTTTCACCCGACAAAGTTGCCCGATTTCTTTAAGGCTAACAACAATAACATTAGGGGTAAGAATCTTAAAAGGCTCAAGCGGTTCTTTAAGTTTTACACGTCTCCATACATGCACATTGAGTTGTCGTTCAATAACGGGCAAACTCTCACGGTTTCACCCGAGTATCTCAACTGGGCCAAAACTCTCGAACTAAGGGTTGAATTTCAGTTGCTTCCACCGTCCCCGCGTATTGTCGCCTATGTAGACGGGTATAACAGCGACAAGAACGATACAGCGTGGAAGACTGATACTGAGTACGTGAATGAGGCGATGGTTATTGACAACTTCCCGCATGTTCCAGTTGTTAACGACCAGAGCATGATCTGGTATGCGTCTCACGCTCACTCAATTGCGCAGAATCGTAGTGCTGCTACTTGGGGGCTCGATAAGTCGACGCGTGCCGCCGATACGTCCTTTGACGCAACCATGCGTGGCATTCGTACTGGTAACGCGATCATGCAGAACAACCTGGGCGCACAGAACCTTAATACAGCGCTGGCTAATACTGCTCAGATGGCTCACCAGCAGGTGAATAGTGCCAATCGTGCAATCTCCGGTATTGGAGGTGCTGCTGGAAGTGCGTTCACCAATCCGATGTCTGCTATCGGTCAGTTGGGTGGGTATGTTCAGGGGCAGGTTACGTCTGATATCTCTACTAGCATTGACATTAATGCTAGAAATCTGGGAAATGTTATTTCACAGAACCTTACTCGCGCTAACCAAAGCGAGCAGAACATGCTCACTGGCACCAACGCGGCCGTTAACCGTGATCTTGCTAAATGGGCGTCACAGGGCGACTATCAGCAGCAGATTGCGGCCATTAACGCAAGTGTGCGAGATGCGCAGATCACTCCTCCGTCGGTGTCTAGTGCTAATGGCGGTGACCCGTTCAACTGGATTATGAACGGTGCACTCGTGTTCGCTAAGTTAAAGATGGTGTCGGTTGACGTTATTCGTAGGCAGGGACAGTTCTGGGAGCGTTACGGGTATGCGTGCGATTTCTTCCTTTCTCAGTTGCCGCCACGGCTACAGACGATGGACAGGTTTAGTTACTGGAAGTGTCATGATGTGCGTATTATTTCATCGTCCTGCCCTCAGATGTATATTGACACCCTTCGCGGTATCCTTGAGAAAGGTGTGACGGTATGGCACTCCCCCATGTCTGACAGTGAATTCTATGGTGACGTGTCGCTAGACAATGAGGCTATTATTTGGGACAAGGAAGGAAGTTTGAAGTGAGTAAACCGGATTTTGTTGGAGAAGCAATTTACGCGCCATTTCTAAGGGAAATGACGGTAGACCCTGGGAAGATGCGTAAGGAAACGCTTACGCGAATGTACGCACGCGTACTCTCCGAAATGTGTATGAACCGATACCACTGGACTGGTCTTCCTGAGGAGATTGATCCTCGGTTTCTTGAGATGACGCTGTTCTCTCAGGGGTTGTCAGTGTTTTTCTGGGATGAGGAGTTCAGTCGGTATTTTGCGTTGCGTGGCGCCGGTTTCGGTACCCCGAATATGTATAACAACCCGACTGAGTTCATCGTCTATGGGAACACAATGGTCAACAAGACGATGAAGGCCGATCTCTGTGTCCCTATCTGGAACAACTATCTGCGCACCGGAGATACCGACATTATCGGCGTGTACGCGCGTCGTCTGTCAGAGATTGACACCACCACTGAGATTGACCTCATTCACATGAGGGTGCCGATCCTCCTGACGGCTGACACGAACGAACGTAAGTCGGTTATGGATGCGTATAAGCAACTGGCTGAGGGTAGTCCGATGATTGCTGAGGTTTCCTCCGCTACCGGACTAGGCACTTTGCAGGACAAGATTAGTTCCATCTCCACGGGGATCAACAAGGACTATCTGCCTAACGTGATGGAAGCAAAGGTTAAGACCTGGAATGAGGCACTGACTCTCCTGGGGATCATGAACGTCAACAGTTCCAAGAAGGAACGGATGGTCGTTGAGGAAGCGAGTGGGTCCTCCGGTCAGGTGCTTGCCATGCGTGCCGTGAATCTGCAAGCGCGCAAGTATGCGTGCGAGTGGATTAACGCCAAGTACGGGCTGAATGTTGACGTCACGTGGAACCTCGATGACTCAGCCGGTACTACGGACATGCAGGAACTCAATCCAATGACTGAGATGAACCCGTTTGCTGACCAGGAATCTGTGAACAGCACCGATCTGGGAGGGCCCAATGAGTAACTACACGACAGAACTGAGGAAGATCGACGAACGCCTGATAGACGACGCTCTGTCCCATTACCCTATTTTCTCAGAGGATTACCGATCAACACTGAACTCTAAGATCAAAACGCACTTCTGGTTTAACGAGATCGGGCACGAGACCGTTGACATCTTCCTTTTCCAGTTAAAGGTTAAGATGAATGAGATCATGCCCTACTACAACCAGATGTACGAGTCCGAACTCACCAAGCGAGACCCGTTCCTGACCGTCCGCATGACCTCCAAGAACACTTCCACCGGCTCAACGCGCACCACTGGCGAGAGCAGCGAACAGGGCAGTTCCACGTCATCCACCGACGCCAAGTCCCGGGCAGTCCAGTCCGAGACGCCTCAGGTCATGCTCTCCGGCAACGGGGACTATGCGACGGGCGCGGCCGACTCCACGTCTCTGACGGGCGTCAAGTCGTCTAGCAGTGGCAGCGGGTCTCAGTCCAGCACGTCATCTAGCGACGGTAGTGGTAGTGCTAGCCAGGAAGGTTTTTCGGGGTCTATGGCGTCGCTTATTCAGGCGCACCGCGACGCTATTGTTAATGTTGATATGATGGTGATCGCTCAACTTGAGCCACTGTTTATGCTTGTTTGGACGCCGCCTACTGACATGATTGGAGCAGATTGGTATGGATACTAACGACCCTCGGGTGAGTGCTATTGACGCCGCTCTGTACCGCTTGAACCCGCCTACTACGCCGTATTCCACGCCGTTCACCTATAACAACGGTCTGACCGTTCTCGAGATTCTTGAGCGTATTCGTAAGGCCGTAATTGACACCATCACCTATGCTGAAGGTTTCGGCAAGGAAGTTGAGGGGATGGTCAAGCGGATCAACGAGATTTCCGAGCAGTGGTCTAAGGACTCAAAGAAGAAGTTGGACGACTTCGAGGCATTCCTCAACGACTCTCGCAAGAGCACCGATGAGAAGATCAATGCGATGAACGAACTCATCGAGTCGTTCAAGGCACGCCTTGTGGATGCCCGCTTCGACCGTATCGAGAACGGCGACTTTGTTGACGCACCGATGAAGGACTCCTCCCGAATTCAGGTTGCCACTAAACAGCGAATCGAGAAGATTGACGCGGCTATCGAGAAGGTTAAGTCTGATATTCAGAATATCCTCAATAACTACTACACCAAAGCGCAAGCAAACGACCTGTTTCTTGAGGACCCTAAACTCACTGAGGGTGTCGTCTTCGGTTCATCCAACGCGACAATTGAAGCGTTTCGTTGGACCGAGGAACTGTGTAGGGATATGGGGGTCACCCCAAATGTGTACGCCATTGGAGGTGGCGGTTTCACAAGCACGCCTGATAACAACTTCATTACTCAGGTGAATAACGCTCGATCCCGAATGAGTGAGGAGAAAAGGCGTGCCACCAAGTATGTCTTCCTCATTGACATGCTGAACGATATTCGGGCGCAGAACTCCGTCACCGACCAGGCGGGCACGTTCTTCTCGCTGGTTCGTCAGCACTTCCCCAATGCGACCATCTACGTCCTGCCCGTCACGTATAACGAGGCGTCACTGAATGAGTACGTTCAGATGGCACGCAGTTGCGTGTCTCGCACCTATGAGGTGATCGCAGCGGGCAAGCCGTTCGGCGCCGTTGTGTGCGAGGGCTCTAGGTCCTGGCTGCATTTCGGTAAGGAACAGGCTAAAGCGTGGGATCAAGGCGTGAACAACGTTCACATGACGGCGGCGGGTTACAGGCACGTTAAGCATCTGTTTATCAATTGGATCAACGGTGGCCCGTCGTTCCTCAACCCTCCGTCGTTTGACCTGCATACGCTTTCGGCCAGCGCGATTCAGCGTGACTACAACTACCTGAACTGTGAGCGTCATGATGATTTCGTGAACATTACCGGCACGTTCAAGATCGGCGCGTCTAACGCTGGATATGACGTGAAACTAATGGATCTACCTGGCTGGGCGCGTCCGTATGACGGTGTCATGTCCCCGATTATCGGCAATGACCGTACTTACAAGTACATCTATGTCGCTAAGACCGGTGGGATGCACGCGGGCGATATCCTGTCCGCTAACCAAACCTATCAGGTCAACATGACCTACCGCATTTTCTAGGAGATTCAAGTGGCTTGGGATGAGACTGCAAAGAAGGTAGCCATTAAGGCTATCGGCACGGTTGAGTCGTCAATGAAATACGACTCAATCAACTACAACGACCCTATTACTGTGGGAATTGCGCAGTGGTACGGTCCGCGAGCAGCAGACATCATTAAGAAAATGGGTGCCGCTCACGGGGCGGAGTTCGCCGGCGTAGCCTCATCCCTCAAGTCCGACCTGTCCTCCCACGGCAACGACTCGTGGTGGACAAACAGGTGGCTGTCCCGGGCAGAGGGAGATTCACTTCTCCCCCTGCTCAGGGCAGGCGCCAAGGAGCAGGACGCCCAGTTGGTGGCCGACCTTGAGGGGTATTTCACGGCAGCCAAGAATCTGGGCATTGACCCGAACACGAACACCGACTCGTTCATCTACTGGTGCGTCGCCTACCACCAAGGACCACGCTACGCGATTCGTGTCGCTAACAACGTCGGCGGTAACGCCTCATTGGACGCGTTTCACCACGCCACGCTCAATGACGGCGTGCTCGGGAAGTACCCGAACAGGTACAACCAGGCGTACCAGATCATTAAGAGCCACGACACCTCAGGCGTGTCAACACCCGGCGCCTCGTCCCCGTCCCGTCCCGGAAACGGTGGCAGCGGGGGAGCGACTAACGGCGGCTCCAACGCTGGTTCGCTCACTCGCGCTTGGACGGACGGGAGCGGACTACTCCACCTGACCACCACCTCAGGCGTGGTCACCGGCTACCCGACGGGGAACAGTCGCCAGTGGCTGACCGGCTCGAACACCGTGAGCAACGGGGGCAGCCCGGCAACTCCTGGCAATGCCGGGGGAGGGGCGGCAGCTCCTCCCCCGGGTGGTGGGGGAGGGGACGCTGCGTCGAAGCGCTGGGCTGTTTATAAGTGGATGTATGACCGGCAGATGAAGTTCGCCTATCTACAGGCGCCTGGACGTCTTAATCCTGACCAGTCCGGTTTCGGTGACTGTTCCAGCACTATCTACCGGGCCTATATGGATACGGTTGGGATCAACGTTGGTACTTGGACGGGTGACCAGTACAACCGTGGCACGGAGGTTGTCAGAGGGTATGGTCACCCTACCCCTGCGCAGATTGCGCAGATGACCACGGCGGATATGATTGTCATGAGTTGGGGTGGTGGGTATCCTCACACCGATCACGTGGAGATGTATACCGGGGATGGTTCACACACTATTGGTCACGGTGGGCCTAGGCCTGGTCCGCACATTAACTCAATCTTTATGCTTGACGACGCCACTTGGTGGACTGTCAGGCGTCATATCATGTAGGGGGAGGAATGAACGGAAAGATTACGCACTATTACGATTTCAGTCGTATTCGTTCATACGGTGCGCGTTATCTCATGATTGTAGGCAGTCGCGGTACTGGTAAGACTTACGGCGCGAAGAAGATCGCTATCAGCAACGCGATCAAGAAAGGTGAGCAGTTCATCTACCTACGCCGTCACCGCGTGGAGCAGAAAGGACGGTTCACGTTCTTCGACGATATCGCCCACGAGTTCCCGGGCTATGAGTTCGCCGTTCACGGGAACGATGCTGTCATGCGAATGGAGGGTGACAAGAAATGGGACACCATCGGGTACTTCTCCGTGCTCAGCACGTCTCAGGCCCAGAAATCGACGGCGTACCCGCTGGTCACTACCGTCATTTTTGATGAGTTCATCATCGAGAACCCTCAGATTCGTTACCTGGATGATGAGGTGCGTGTCTTCAATAACTTCTACCTGACTGTTGACCGGTACAAGGACAAGACAACGGTTTTTATGCTCTCCAACTCTGCGAGCATTATGAACCCGTACATGCTCAAATGGGACCTGAGACCGAACTCCGAGTTCGTCAAGGCGGGTGACGGGTTTATCGTCTGCCATTTCGCGGATGACACTCAGTTCAAGAACGACGTTGCTAACACTCGCTTCGGTAAGTTCGTGATGAGCACCGATGAGTCGTATGCCGAGTATGCTATCAGTAATAAGTTCAAGGACAACACTGACGACTTCATAGGTAAGAAAAGCGGCAAGGCTGAGTATTATTGCACCATACGCACGCGTAATGGTTGCTTCTCCGTCTGGACCGACCTGCCTATGTTTACTATTCAGGAGTACAGGCCCAAGAATGAGGTCATGTACTGCATTGACCACAAGGCGATGAAAGAGGGTGACATCTATGTGAAAAGCAATGATCGAATTCTCCAAATGTTGAGGAACAGGTGGAGAAGAGGGCTTATCCTGTTTGACTCCCCAAAGTCCCGAAATACATTCACGGAAGTATTCAAATGACGTCCCATATTGATATCGAAATAATTGTCGGTCTCATCACCATAACGGCAACCATCATCGCCGTGGGCAGATGGACCTACCGGCAGTTCAAGTCGCTAGAGTCTCTGCTCGAGGACTGGCACGGAGAACCCGCCCGTCCCGGTGTCCCCGGAAGATTGGGGGTAATGGAAAGGTTAGACAGTATTGAGAAGAAGGTTAATTCTGCTGCTTTTAATTCTCAGCCTAATCACGGCACAAGTGCTTTTGATGAGCATACCCGCCTACTGAACCAGATTCTGGAAAGGATCAACAATGAATAAGATCATCGAGACCGTCACGTCCCCCACCACTCGCATGTGGTGCTACAACCTCATGATCGCCGTCATGGCCTACCTCACCGTCAAGGGATACCTCAAGGGCGATGAGACCGCCGCCCTCACCGCAATCGGCGCCGCGTTCTTCGCCGTCGCATCCGTCAACACCGACCGCACCCCCGGAAAGCACGAGGCGCTCTAATGGCTACCGCACAGCAGTTCATTGACGCATGCGCAGAGGAGATCGGCTACAGCCGATGGAACGATGAGGCGGCGGGCACCAAGTACGGGCGCGACTACGCAACCCGCCACGGCGCCGTATTCGGACAGAGCGGTGTCCCGTTCTGCGACATGGGAATGACCTACTGCCTCCGCAAGATCGGTATCACCGACTTCGACTCCGCCTACGTCCCAGCCCGCGTAGGCACGGCACGAGATCGTGGCTGGCTCGTGGAGCCCGGCGCCGCGCGCCCCGGTGACATGGTCACCTTCGACTGGCACGACGACGGCGAGGACGACCATATCGGCGTCGTGGAAACCGTCGGCACCGACGGCGTGAACACCATCGAGTTCAACACGTCGGAGTTCTCCTGGGACGACGGGGGACTGGTCATGCGTCAGCACCGCCCATGGGCCCATATCAGCCACGCAATCCGCTACCCCTGGTCTGACACGGGCGTGGGGTCCATTCACCCGCCCACAAGGCGCCTGGAGGACCTACAGCGTGCCGTGGGCGCCTACCCCGATGGTGTGATCGGTCCGGACACCAGGCAGCGCATCCTGGCCGTCGTGAGCGCGTCCACGTGGGGCGGGCAGTCCTTCCCGTTCGGCGTGGCATACGCTCAGGAGGTCGTAGGAACCGCTCAGGACGGTATTTGGGGTGAAGCCAGTATGGCAGCCCACGACAGGACCGTGGAAGCCATGCAGCGCGCCCTGGGCGTCGAGGACGACGGCGTATGGGGACCGGCCACGCAAGCCGCGTGGCAGGCCCTAGCAGACGTCTCAGAGCAGGTCTGAGCACACACCGAAAGGCCCCGGTCACCGTCATGGCGGCCGGGGCCTTGTCGTAGGAGAGGAGGACCTACCCACTCAGTATTGCACTGGGATGTAGGTGGTAGCAACTCCGAGCGCGAAGAAAGCGAACCCAATGGTCATCACAATAATCATCGCCACACAAAACAGAATTGCCATCATCGTCATGTCAGGACGTTTCATCGCTCTGCTCCGTTCGTCTTAGCCATGTACGTAAGCACTCCAAGCATTTGAAGTTCATTCAAATAAATAACATCTCCCCTATTAGTCGACTTACCATAACGACCAACCAAATCATAAAACCGTTTAGACGTGCTAGCCACACACCACTCATCACCGCCACGCAACACGTCAATCTTGAAACCATTCATTTTGATTGCACAACGCGAAGCGTCAACAAAATAGACAATGCCAGAACACGACGCAATCACCTGCAACATATTAGGCGAAAGACACAACCAC